AGGGTTTCGTTTGGTCCTACTTCAGGTAATACAATGTTACTCATAGTGTTATTTTATTTTTTTATCTACCCACCAAATACATGCGTACTGGTTGGGATTATTATCGGGTATTTTTCCGTTTCCGTTCCATTTGATATAATATGTTCCCTGACATAATTTTGTGTCTGCATTCCATTTAGAACACGTTGCACACATAATTCCCGCATCTCCGTTGGGTACAGATTTAGCAGGTTCAAAACCAGCAGGAAATTTAAACGATACCTCTTCATCTTTGAAACGGAGTTTATATAGTTCTCTTATATCCATATTATTCCAATCCTATTTTTTGTTTTATTTTATTCATAATTTCAACATCAATTACTTGAGAATAATTTGGTATCCTTTCTGCTTGAAGAATTACTCTTATTAATTCTCTAATTTCTTCATAACTTAACTGATATTCACAATCACTATATTTATTATCTTCAACTAAGAATTTAAAAAGTTTAGCCATAGTTTAAGTATTAATAACAATCGGGACAATTCCACCATGCGTTAGCATATTCGGAATATGGCATAATCCCATTTTGAGCCATTCTTGATATATCCCAACCTTTTCTTGTTGAATGTTTTAAGAATATACCATTATTATATTTTTGTAATCTATCAGGAACCATACCATCAATGGTAGATGCTGTGGTATATTGAGGGAACTTGTTCTGTCCTCTACCAGTTAATAGATAATCCATTAATCTTTGTAGATAGAAATCAGCTCTACTCTTCTGAACGTTTCTTAGATACTTCATCGTTTCAATATCAACAGACTTTGCGTTCTCCATACTACCCTCAACAATACCTCTGTTCATTGTTCGGTACATAATCTGTGGTATGGCATTGAAATAAGCTGTCTGAATTAAGAAAGGTTGAAGGTAATCATTCACGAGTATGGTTTCATCGTCATTCCACGTTGTCGTACCATCAGGTAATATACCATCTAACAAATGTTTATAGAACAAAGTTCCGAGTATGGTTTGAACATCAATATCTTGAGCAATCTGAATTTCTGCTTTCAGAACATCCATATCAACGTTTTTGTTAATATTTGTATAGCTCTTCAATTTTATTTCACTAATTAGTAATTTTCCAGCCATGTTAGTTGTTTAGATTTGGGTAATTTGGTTCAGGACGGTTCTGTTCGTTATGTCCTGTTTTTATTGGTGGAGCAGGTTTGGAATTATCTGTTGGTTCAACAATCGGTAAAGGTTCGTAGATTGATAATGGTTTAATATCCAATGTAGTTTTCTTACCAAAGAATAAACTCAATAACTTATTGAACACAGGTAATATCTCATCTTGATAAGGTTGGATTACCATACGAGAGAAATATTCACTATGGTCGATTATCTCATTCCTACTACCCAATTTACCAGGTGTAGATATACCAAATAACTCCGCAGAAGAAACACGATGAGAAGACAATATAGACCTACTAATATCTTCATAAAGAGATTGGTAATAACTATCGTGGTCATTACGAGGTATTTGTACAATATCAGGGGATTGTTCCTTGCTTTCATTAAAAGAAATTATAGCTTGACCAGCATTATCAGTTCCACCATACTGAGATTCAAGAGCTCTCACCAATACACGTTGTTCTTCCTCACCAGGGATACCATTGTTATAGTTAATCCAAAGTGATGGAACCATTCCCTGTCTCAAATTATTCATATGGAAGTTCTTAATCTCAATATCAATCTCAATAGAACGTTGTCCTGCAGACCAGTCAGGTACAGGATAATATGTTAAACCTGGTTGGTATATCTTGAAATAAAATATCTGAACAGGGTCTTTTGTGTTTTTATTAAATGCAGGAAATTCCTGTGGTGGAAACTTTCTTGTATCCTCCCAAACAGGTGAATAATAATAATGGTCAACCTTATCTGTATCAAGATTAACTTTACCACTTCTAATACGAGAAAAGTCTAAGTGATATAGTTCTGCAATTGTTTTTCTATCTCTACTCCAAACAACATTTAGAGCAAAACCTCCAAATAACATAAAGTCCAATACACATTTACGCATAACATCCACGATGTTCTCATCCTCATTAACTAATTCCCAAACACTATCAGGATTATCTTTAGAAGTAATCTCATCACCTAAGATTTGATTTACTTTTGATTTAACAATTGCTTTATGTATTGCACAGTTATCATATAACTCTATGAAGTACTGAGGTAAGAGGTTGTTCAAACCATAATACACCCAGGGACTTTTACCCAATAATTCAGAAAATACTGGAAATGTAGCAGTCTTAAATGATACTTTACTTAAATTTATTTTTGTTGTACCTGAAACAGGTGGTTTAAATTGTTCATTCATAATTATTCTTGTATATATATGTAGTTTTCATTCACCTCATTTGGACTAACATATTCCGTGAATGGATTTGTTTCCTCAGTTCCTTGTAAAACAACCATCGTAACATATACTTCTTGAGTACCATTACCAAATATATTCAATTGATATTGACCCAAATAAATTAAATCTGTTTGAGTTAAATCTAAAACAATTGTACAGTAACGAATATTACTTGTGTATTGTGATGAATTGGATGTATCAATGGTATATGTCTGCTGTTTTTGAGACATTATGTGTGTGAAAACTAAATCATAAGTAGCAAATGATTGAGTTGAATTATTATTTATATTCAACACCAAATTATTCACTTCTCCTTTATTGATGTATAGCATATTCTTCTTTATATATAATAAATATAAAAAAATGAAAATTAAACTTTATAAAACTAAAAAAGGGGAGAAGAACTCCCCTGATTTATAGAATATATGCAATTCGTTCCGCGAGGAACTACAGGATTATTATCCTACCACTGGGATACCAAATACGGTAGATAAATCACCATCAATTACGTTTGCTGGTTCATGTTCTTGTCCTTTGAACGTTAATGAGAAACCATTTCTATCAGAGAACTGAACACCTGTGGTAGCAGCACCTGAAGCTAAATAACATCCATTAACTTGTCCAACTAAGTATTGAACCTGATTTTGGTCAACAACAATGATTTGAAGTTTATCGTTTTGTGATAATACTTTCAATTCATTACGTTTTTGTTGATCATATTTGAAGAAAACAGCCAAAACTTCTTGGTCAAAATAAATTGTACCATTTTCAAAGTTTTTCTGAATATTTTGGGTTAAACTTGAAGTATTTCTCTTCAATTCGAAACCGTAGATTGTTGTTCCAGTTGATGCTGTACCACCTGTAATAGCACCATCAGCATCATAAGTGTAACCTGTAATAGCTCCACCACCACCAACGATGTATAATTTGTACAAACCACCAATACCATCAGAACATCCTAAGGCTTGACCACTTGTTATATAACACGACATATTGTATTAATTTTATTTTTTGTTTTTTATAAAGGGGACTTTCACCCCTTATGTTTTTTTAATTATATTAAGGCTTACCGTTCCAAGCGAAATACTTAGTAGTACCGAATGTAGCGATTGTCGCACCAAAGTTAAAATTACTTCTAATTCTAATTTCGTCGAAATCAACTGAGTACCATGCTCTTAAAGTTTCATCACTTAACAAATCCACACCTACAACCATATACTCTGCAGGTCCGATAGTTACTTGAGTTGAACCATCTAAACCTAATGTAGGTAATACAGTTACGTTAGTATTTGGGTGAATGGCTTTCATCATCTTAGTTACATCAGTAGAACCGATATAGTTTTGGAAGAAGTTAGCTCTTGTTAATGCTTGTACGTATAAACGGAAATAAGCAAATGACATAAATACCACTAAATCCTCACGAGATAAAGCATCACTATCTAAAGCGTTGATTAAGTTATCAACTTCAGTAATAGGATTACCTGATTGACCGTAAGTAGCAGTTGAAGAGAAAGTAGCACCTGATGAGTTAGCAACTGAACCTGAGTATGTATTACCAGTTGAAGTGCTAATCATAGAAGCGAAACCGTTGAAACAATCAGCAGAACCTGCTGTTGTACCTGTCCATAATACTCTTTCTACGTATTGCTCGATTTGTTTTTTCTTCAAATCCAAAATCATTTGTTCGAATGGAACAGTTTCTTGAGTTTGACCTGGAGTTTTCATTAGCATACTTTGGTATGTATCGAATAACGCCTTATAACATAAAGATTCAAACAACGTCTTTTGACATGTTGTAATCGAATGTTGAGTAAATGTTGTTACACCTGAAGGTTGTAAAGAACAGTTACCGTTTTGAATTACTGGAGTTGAATCCAATAAGTTTAATGCTTGAGTACCACGGATACCAGTTCTCAAATTTACGTTGGAAGCAGTAGTTCCACCGATTAACGCTTTCGCTAACAATTCACCACCAACCTGGTCAGAATAACCACCGATGGTTGACACGTCATACGAAAACGCTTGTTTGTTTAAATTACTCATTTTTTAAAATGTTTTTAATTTTTTTATTATTTATTTTTTAAAGATTTAATAGCAGCTAATCTTGCTTCCAAAGCATCTTCATTATCTTTATTAAAATCTGTTTTGCTGTAAGATATTTTTGTTCCAGCTGGTTCTTTTTTGAAAGCTTCAAATTCATTTTTCAATGAATTATACATACCTTCCATTTCAGACATTTTTTGATGTGCTTTAGTTACAAACTCTTTCATCATATTGTACATTTCGTCCATATGCTCAGGGTTTAAATTAACATCAGCTTTAGTAGTTTTCTTATCTACAGGACTTTCGTCTTCAGTACCTTGTTCAGCAGGAGATTCTTCAGCTTCTTCAGCAGGAGTTTCTTCAGCTTCACCAGGTCCTTTTTCTTCAGCAGGGGTTTCAATAGTAACAATTTCTCCGTCTTTAACAGATACTTTAGTTCCATCTTCTAATTCGTGAGTGCCATCAGGTGCAGGTATTGATGTACCGTCTTTAATCACAAATAATTTACCACCAACTTCAAAACCTTTTCCTGTAGCACTTACTTCAGTACCATCTTTCAATTTACCAGAAACAAAGATTTCTTTTACAGTTTTGATTGTGCCATCTTCTACTTCAAATGAATAATCTGAAGTTGAATAAGAACCATCTTCCAAAGTTACTTTTTCAAATAACTCATTAATTTTAAAAATAGATTTTCCAACTTCCATAGCTTCCGCTTGTAAAATTGTATCATCCTCCAATTTAAAATCTAACAAAGTAGGTTCAGCTGACATAAATCCAAATTGTACCATCAATTTTTTAATTTCCGAAATTGCGTTTTTTGAATTTGACATAATTTTCTTTTGTTTTTTTATTATTCCTATTATTAAATATATATATTTTATTAATTTACCAAAATATATGATTTTATACTATGATAGAACTGATTTTGTAATTGAATAAGTAATTCTCCAACAGATAAATCAGGATAATCACATAGTTTTATTTCTGTTGGTAAATTTATTCTCGGATTATCCCACTCAATCTTCAACATCTTTTAATATTTTAACCACCTGAGATAAAAACGCCTTTTCTTTCATAAAGTCTGCAACTTCTTCAAAGTAACCACTAACACTAAATCCATTTAACTCATGTGATTTAACCATCTTCCAAACTTCAGGATTATTTATCTTCATCGATACAAACCACGTTCCTACTGGTAAATGTTCAAATCCGTAATCAGTAGATTTATCATTCTTACTTTCTTTAATCCAACTTTCAATAACAAATACATCAGGAACAGCACGACCATTATGTTGTAAGTCATTGTTATCAATGAACTTATTCTTCATATATTTGTCAGCAATCATCTTAATAGTTTCAGGAGAGAAGAACACATAATAAGGATTACCTTGATTATCTTTTCTGAATATCTTTTGGTTCGGTACCATTGCTGGCCCTAATACTATTTGTTTATCAACATCGGTAGCAAAATTCTTATTATGTTTCTTTGTGATTCCTGGGTCAACATAACCACCTATACTTCCAACATTGTAATCAAAATGTTCAGCTTCTATATTTGGTGCGTTCTTTTCAATTTCTTTTAAAACTTCAGGATTATTATCATAATGTTTTTGAACACCCAACTTTTTAAGAATTTCTGATTTAGGTTTACCATTTGTGAAATAAACACAATCATGAGGGATACCCAATTTATCAGCCATCTTATATACAGGAGCACTTTCACCTTTTCCACGAGAAGTTACAATATAAACATCATAGCCATTATCAACTAATTGTTTAGCTTTTAATCTACCTTCCAAAGTTGTAAGGGTTCCATCATAATCAAATGATATTTTACCACCAAAATGATAATCTGAAGCTGGTTGTTTCTTTGAAGATAAGAAATGATGGGTTGTTTCATCATTCCATTCACCATTGGTATGATGAAGAGCGTTTAGAGCTCTTATAACCTTACTATGAGTGATAATTGCGTCACTTTCAGGTAAATTCTTGACATACTTATAACATTTAATCATTTGGTCCTTAAAATGGTTAAAACTAACTCCTTCAGGAACATTTATATGAGGATTTGCCACAAAATATTGTTCGTCAAAGTTATTTAACTCATCTCCATCGAATTTTCCGATATTCCACGTGTTTAAATGGTTATTTATATAATGAACTAACCTATTTTCACCATCTTTTTTGGTATTTGCTTCATTTTTTGCTATGTTTGC